ATTGGTAGAAGAAAACTCTGTCCCACTAAGTGACATATTAGTTCCAGCACTATAAGTAGTATTAGTATCAGTAGAACTGAAAGTCGTACCACTAAGTGACATGTTAGTTCCAGCACTATAAGTAGTATTAGTATCGGTATCAGTCCAAGGAACATTAACATACATTTTTTCACTGGACAGTTCTACTGGATAGTTCTTACCACTTTCAGTATAGCCAATTTTTACTAGTCCTAAAGTACCGGAAGTAGCTGTAACATATGTAGTATTAGTAGAACTAAAAGTCGTACCACTAAGTGACATATTAGTCCCAGCACTATAAGTAGTATTAGTATCAGTAGAACTGAAAGTCGTACCACTAAGTGACATGTTAGTTCCAGCACTATAAGTAGTATTGTTATCAGGAACAGTTACAGTATCTGTACTGTTATCGCCTCTTGTAAGAGTAATAGTATGTCCACTAATAGTTAAAACATTTGATGCACTTCCTAAAGCCTGAACATGACTAGTAGTAACATATCCTGAAGGTGCAACTCCTCCAAAAGTAGCAGCATTTCCTCCATCAGCATTTGTAATATATCCAGCCCCATTTGTTAGTTGGTTATTATTAGTTACATTAGTTGCTCCTGGTGCTATTCCATTTAACTTAGAATGATCGGCATCTGTAAAATTATTTTCCGTTAAACCACCATCTCCTACAGAATAAGTAGTATCAGTAGAACTAAAAGTTGTTCCACTAAGTGACATGTTAGTTCCAGCACTATAAGTAGTATTAGTATCAGTAGAACTGAAAGTCGTACCACTAAGTGACATGTTAGTTCCAGCACTATAAGTAGTATTAGTATCGGTATCAGTCCAAGGTACATTAACATACATTTTTTCACTAGATAGTTCTACTGGATAGTTCTTACCACTTTCAGAGTATCCTATTTTTACTAGCCCTAGAGTACCGGAAGTAGCTGTAGAATAAGTAGTATTAGTAGAACTAAAAGTCGTACCACTAAGTGACATATTAGTCCCAGCACTATAAGTAGTATTAGTATCAGTAGAGCTGAAAGTCGTACCACTAAGTGACATGTTAGTTCCAGCACTATAAGTAGTATTAGTATCGGTATCAGTCCAAGGTACATTAACAACTGCTTGATCAGAACTATTTAATTGTATACCGTATGTTCTCCCTGCAGTAGCCGATACAGCATTAGCCGCAACAGATTGATCAGTATTATCTTCTATTTTTACTAGTCCTAGAGCGGAAGAAGTAGCTACAGAGGTAACGCCTCCTGGAATATCTACAGTATCTGTACTTCCATCACCCCTTGTAAGAGTAATAGTACTACCGCTAATAGTTAAAACATTTGCGGCACTTCCTAAAGCCTGAACAGAGCTAGTTCCTACTTTTCCGGATAAACTAGTTGTTACGGCTGTATGAAAATCATTATCATCATCAAGAGCAGCAGCTAACTCATTGAGAGTATTCAGGGCTGCCGGAGCACCATCAACTAAAGCATTAATAGCATTAGTTACATAAGTTTCACTAGCAAAGCCAGAACTTCCAGTTAATGCAGCATTACTAATTGTAACACCATTAATTGTTAAGTTGGTACCATCCCACCAAATATATTTACTTGCATTTCCAAATACCATTTTACCAACACCTAAATCAAGGAAGGCACCTGCTTCAGAACCTGAGGGCGCTGAAGTAGCTTCAGGAATAGTACCACCTTTAACTGCAACACCTGTAAGTGTGCCTGCATCAATATCCCCAGCATCTATAGTACCTCGAATAATCATACTACCTGCGGATTGATCCCAGAAGATATATTTATTTGTTGCTGTATTTCCTACAAATAAATCACCGTCTGCATTTAAATGTGCTCCTTGACCTGTAACATTTCCTAAATTAATCTTTGCTACTGTGGTTCTATTTCTTGCTCTACCTGTGCCAGTACCTGCCCCCGTCGCAGTAAAAATAGTACCTATAGTATTAGCGCTTGCTCCGGGAAAAGTTGTATTTCCTGGAAATGTAATATAGTATTCTGTGCCAATTACAAAAGATCCTGCAGTTACTTCGGCAGAAGGCCCTACTCTAATATCTCTAGTTACAATTGCATCTGAATCGAGCATGGTCGTATTTAACGTAGTGATTGTTGCTACTTCAGCCACTAAAGTTTCAAACTTAGCACTAGAACCTACAAGGTCACCAATATCTAAATCACCACGAATGGTCATAGTACCTGTAGATTGGTCCCAAAATATATATTTGTCAGCAGAGGCATTACCTATATATAAATCACCGTCTTGCTTCAAATCAATACCAGCACCTGCAAGGGTTGTTCCACTAATAGTAGGTGCGGTTCCTCCTTCGGGAAATACTTGTATCTCTCGGGCAATAACAGAATCAGCATCTAAAACATCTGTATCTATATGGGTAAATGTCCCTAAAGCAGTAACTACTGTTCCTAAATCGCCGTCTGGATCTATGTTCTCATCAGTAACAGTACCAGTACCTATTTCAGTAGCTGTTGAATATGAAGTCAAAGCATAGTTACTTCCTGAACGAACTACTTTTGCTAAAATTACATCTAATTCGCTATTTGGTTTAAATGTTTGCTTATATGCATACCAAGTAGATGCAGTTCTAGTAAATGCGCTTCTTACATAAAGTTTAGTATTACTAACTACTTCTACAACTTCTCTATATTCTGAAGTAGCTATTTCCGTACCTACTGAACTACTAGAAGATACTTTGACCATCTCACCTGGAGCAAAATCTGTATTAAATGTAGTATTAGTTCCAGTCAAGACTGTACTACCTATAGTTATAGCTACCGTAGGACTAGAACCACCTACAGTTACTAAACCATTAGTGGCTGCACCTGCTTCTTTAAAGTAGGTAACATCCATGGTCTCTCCACCAGTATCCTCCACAGTAGCATCTGTATGCACTAGCATATTTTTCCAATCAGATGACATTACTGGGGTTCCTGTAGCAGTACTAGTATTTGGAGTAATAGTTACTGTAGGTGCTGAAGAGTACCCCGAGCCAGCATTTGTTATAGTAACTCCTGTTATAGCTTCACCAGATATAACAGCGGTACCAGTAGCAGTTGTTCCAGAGGTCGGAGGACTAAAAGCTACTGTAGCGGAGGAGATACCTGAACCACCAGAAGTTATATCTACAGAACTAACCGAATTTATAGCATTAAAATATAAATAACCCGTTTGTCCACTACTTAAGTCATTAAAATTTTTCTGCTGCGTACCAGTTAAATTATATTCTACGCCTGAAGGAGTAGTAAAGGTAAAAGGTGTTTTATTAAAGCCAAGTAAACTACCATTAATAGTTATAAAAGCGTCTAAAATGCCGAGCCTAGGTATTTTCTCCACTCTATTGGTAGTTGGAAGATGGTAAGATACTTCACGTGTAATCCTAGTTCCTGGAGAAGTTGCTCCTACGTCATTTACTGTAGATACTTTTACTGTATATTCGCGAGCTTCACCCGACAATACTGTATAAGTAGGTTCTGCAGACCCAGTATCTATAGTATCTCTAATATTACCTGTACCAATTTCTACTTGATAACTTTTTACAAATCTATAAGGTATTTCTGTAGTTATATCTGCATCATCAGTAAAATTTTCAACCGGAGGTGTCCAATTTATAACTAAGTTGAAGGCATTAACATTATTGCCAGTTAAGTCAGGTACCAATTCTACATTTATGTTCGTAGGATCAGGAACAGTAGCCCCTCTAGAAGAAGATGGTATGTATGTAGTAGTAAATAAAGGTTTATCGTATTCAATTTCATCAAATTTATCTATAACATATTTAGAAGCAGTTAACTGATAGCCAGTATCTTCTTCTTCAATAGACATAACTCTAAATTGCTTAACATCATTATTATCTGTAGTATCTTTCGCACCTATAGCCCAAATTACATCATCAGAAGGAGCTGCAGAAAAGGGGCCGGCTACAGTTATTGTTGATTTACCCGGATTTGTTAGTAATGAATTTGCTGTTATATCTTTAATTTCTACTCTTGTGTGCTCGGAAAATTGAGTTATTACCGCATTATTATCTTCATCTACCAAATTAACTGCATCAGTTTGTGTAGATATAGCATCTCCATCATCATCTACTAATAATAGGGCACCTCTAGTATAATCCTCCCCATCAATAGTAGCAGATTCTTGAGCCAGATAAATACCAGGATTAGAATATATTAAATATAATACGTTAGTACCTGCAGGCAGAGTCACTTCTCTATCTAATATTATACTAGTAGTAGATTGAGTTCCTGTACTTGAAAGTCGCCCACTTTTTTCAATATTGAATGCATTATGATCTTGTACATTAACTATATCTCCTGGACGAATAAAAGATGCATTAATACCTGTTGAAAATGATACAACTTCTGTTTCTTGAATGTCTGTAGCAAGGTGCCATAATCCAAGTCGTTCTGCTTGCCCTCCAGAAGTACAACCAAAAGCCACTAAATCTTTTTGTACTGTTTTCTTTTGTGCTATAACATTAGCAATATCTTCTACACTAACTACTGTCTTTTTAAACATTTCCTTTGGGTTATTCCAAGTAACATTTACTTGGTTAACTCTAGCTCTTTGTCCTGTATATGTATACTCAAACATTCCATCTACAACATTACCTTGAGTAAATGTATAAATAGCTTCTTTAGGAGAATCTTGAATTAACGTAATTTGTCCATCAATCCATGCCATCATACTTCTAAATACTGAAGCTAAGTCTTTAAGTACTTTATAAGCTTCCTGTCTAGAAGCTAAATAAACATTACAAGAGAATCTGGGTTCTTGACCCCCTTTTCCATCCGGTACAAGCTCATCACAATATCTAGCTATTTGATATAAACCATACTTATCTATATCACTTTCTTCGATAAACTCTCCTAATCCAAAATCTTTATCTGTAAGTATATCATAAAATATCCAAGCAGGATTATTGGTATATACTTTATTAAAATTAGGAGTATTTGTAGATAAAGTTTGATCTCCTCTAAAACTTCCATTCCAGGGTTGATATCTTATCTCAGTATTGCCCGAACTTACATTCCTATTATAACCCGCTGCGGTAGTACCCAACTCTTCTCTAGTAAAATAGTTTGTAGGTACTTTAATTTTTTTACCTCTAATATGGTAGCCCCTTTTAGGTGGGGAAGAAAAATCTTCCGCAGAAAAAGTAACTACACAATAAGCTGAGGTAGGATATGATAAAGTATCCATAATTTGGCATTCTACTGTTTTAATTCGTGCCATACCGCTAAATGTATTATCACTTCTAGTATAATCAGAAGCACTATCGGGACTCATTCTTCTTATTTGTACTTGCCATTCATCAAAAGGTTGAAACTCCTGTAATCCCATATCAAATTGAGATATAAAAGAAGAAGAAGAATTATATCTCTTAATTAAACCACAAGTTAAATCATCAGTACTCGATATTACACGACTATTATCCTTACCTGCTTTATATGCATGATCTCTAGCAAACAGTTTTTCTCCCCTTTGCCACCATGGTGCGGCAGCTGAAAAATCAGAAGAAGTGCCACCACTATAGTCTTTACCAAACATTAATTCATATTGCCATTCGGAATCTCCAGTTTGTTTATGTTTAAATATTATTTGAAACTCAGCGAAAGTTTGCACGTCTCCGCCCATATCCCCAATATGTCTAAGACCTGCAGGAAACTCTATGTTTACTTTAATTCTATCTATCTCTCCAGCAACATTTTGTGCAAAGTTTTTACCTGCAGAATTAATATAAGTTGGAGAAACGCCTGAACCGCCGCCCCCTTTATTACTCCATTTTAATTCCGTTCCATCTCCAAAAATAAAAGAAGCAGAAGGGGCCCCTCTAGTATCCGAATGTGCATCCTGATCCCTTTCTCCTTTATGCATAGACCAACTAGCATAATTAAAGTTTGTTGGGCCAATGTCCGAGTGTGCTACAGTTGCTGGAGACAGCCACACATCAATACCACTATGGGATCCTGTTTTGAAAGTAGTACTATCTAAAGTAGCTACAGTTTTATCTTCATTAAGAGAAACAATTGTTTTTATTTCATCTATAGTTATAATATCCGTGGTGGCAAGTGTTACATCCCATACCGGAGGTGTAATAATTAAGTTTTGAGTAGATGCACTAGGATCTATAGTAAAACTCTTAATAACTCCTACATAATCTCCACCTTTTTTACCTTTATTTGGAATTCTTATTTTCCATTGAATATAATCCTTGTCCCTAGCGCCACCAATACTGGGCATACCATTATATCTTAATAGATGTTTGGCCAAAAATACAGGCGATCCGCTAACATAGGGAATCGTAATATTATTATACAAATACCCCGCTTTGGTTGCTGTTCCATTTCCTAACCCAGTCCCTTGTACTGCAGCTGTAAATGTACTACCTACACTATAAGTTTGTGGACTGCCACTAGTTCCTGCTATAGTATTCCAGTTAGTATTGGTAGTAGTCCCTAAATTTGTAATAGAGTATTTTGTGTCAACTTCAAAAGATCCTGCAGTTACGTGCACTAATGGGTATAACGGCCCAAAATTAACTAAGGAAGGAACTGTAGGACCAAATTCTTTAATACCAACATATCTAGTTCCATCACCAAGAGTTACATTTTTAAACAGGCTAGCATGGGTAATAGTTGTTACTCCACTAATAGTAGCTATAGCAGCCGTCTTACTGGAGCCAGCACTAAATATTTGATTTTGATCGAGTGGAAGTATGGGTGTATCGTTTAGATAAACTCCTGATCCTGTTCCTACTAGTCCATCTATTTCTCCTGCAGCTATTAAATCATAAATAGTGCCTATTTGACGGGTAGTAGTATTTTTTGTATTTGCCATAAATATCCTCTCTAATGATAGTCAAAACCCCAAGATTGCTCCACAGTAGCATCAGGATTAGTAATAACTATCGGGTTGTCCCAGTCGGTGGCATCAATGGTTGTGCCGGCCCCGCTGCTTTTATCAGCTATTTGAGTGGGGTTACAGGTTAGTGACCCACTTCCTCCTATAGGAAGATACGATTGACTTATAGGTGCTCCACCTACTATAAGTTCCCCATAAGCTAATGGAACAGGAAACCCTTGAGTTATGGCATTAGTTGGCCCATCAAATAGATAAGATTCGTCTGTGTTTTTATCCACTTCTGGCCCTGGTGCCATGATTTGTGCTAGACCTGTCATAGCTAAATTAGTTGCTATAGCTGCTACCATCATTCCTGGTGTAGTTAAAGTTGCAGCCGTTGCTGCAGTACCCCCTGCAGTGGTCCAACCAGTCCCTTGTACTGCAGCAGTGCCAGGATTCATTAATAAAGTGGAAGTACCGGGCAGAAAAAAAGATGCTACAAGTAACGCTGCAAAAAGTAATTTTCCTCCACCAGATTTTGAACCCGCAGGGACTTCAGTAATTATTACATCGTCATCATTTAATGAAATTAATAATTCTTCCTGATAATCTAAAAACTCTCCCCCTCTTTTAATCTCATACTCAACACCCGCTTCTGCGGCATTTAATATATGTTTTCTAAAACCTGGAGTTTGACATTCAATAAGTTTAAAAATATCACGTATATTAAAGCAGTTTGTATGCCAAACTTCTCCAAATTGTGCTATATTTCCATTTAAATGAACTGTTTGCATTATGCTTCCCTTCTTACGAACCTTGTTACGTGTTGTTTCCACCCTGAATATAAAGACTCTCTACAAGATAATCTATTAATAGCATGGTGCATAAAAATATCTTCACCTAAATATATACCACAATGATTAGGTACATTACAAAATATATTAAATATAATACCATCATGTTTTTGAGGTTGTTCTACCTCTACAAACCCAAAAGACTCAAATAAATCATCAAAATAATTTAAGCCTTTATCGTACCAATTATCCTCAAAAAGTATAGTAGGTAAATTAATATCTAACTCTTGTTTATAATAATCTCTAACTAAAGAGTAACAATCATTTTCTCCAAATTTATAATCTCTGCCAATCAAAGAATTTTTTAATTCCTTTGGTGTATACACATACTTCTCAAAATCTGGTACTGAATAAATATGATAAGGTATACCTAAAAAATCACTTACCTTCTTATCATGCTCACTAGGTTCTGGCGACGCATCCGGATGACTATGTACTATAGCGTATATATCTCCTGTTATACTAGCCTTTATATAATCACTTGCAGATATTACGAAATCTTCTTCTGGATTTTCTGCTGTATTATTACAAGGCATCCAATGTACTTTACCTTTCTTGTTTACTAATAAACCACAACCTTCTTCTGGATAACTTAAACCTAAATGTTTTAAAATTTCTTTATCGTCTTTGCAATGCACCTGGGTAGCCTCCGAAAGGTAAAGACACATTACTGTCTGTAGTTATTAATACATGTGGATTACCTGTATCACTTTTTGCATGAAATCTTTTCTTACACGCAGGTAAATCTTTATTACAAATATCTCCTTCTGTCCAAGAAGCTCCCGCAACAGGAGTAACTCCTTGAACTGAATTTCTTTTTACTTGCCATAATTTACCTACACTATCAGTAACATATTCATTATATCTTTTATCTGTGTAACCTATATACTCTGTACCGCTACTGTAAGCACGATATACGCGTATCCTTCTCCAATTAGAATTATTATCCGCCGGATTATCCGTAGTAGCTGTAACTGCTTGCCAATATGCTGTAGCAACAATACCTATACTTCTAGCTCCTGTTGAAGTTATTTTTGTTAGATAGGGGGATGGAACTTGATATCTATACTCCTTGCCAACAACTGCCGTTGTTTCCACTCCCACACTACCCCATACAGGTTGTGTTGCAGTATGGATTCTAGGAACAATATACTCATTATTTTTAGACACAAATAAGCTTTGGTTATTTCCTAGACCTATAAACTTAGCTTTCCAATTACAACCTCCACGCATATTTACTAGTGCAAGAGCATCATCTGCCCCTCTATATTTGAAAGGACAAGCATTACCAATAATAACTCTAGTAGGTAATTGAATACCCGCTACGTCAAAAGGTGCAGATAACTCAAACTTAACTGATAAAATATTTTTTGATTTAATAGTATCTATAATATATACTTGTTTTGGAAACTCTACTGGAGCATTATTGTCTCCAGTATCACCTGCCCCACCTACTAAATACTTCTTTAAGGTAGTCCTTCTAGTTATTCTTTGCCCTATTAAGTCTTCATATACGAGATCTCCAATAGCTGCAGAAAAGACGCTTTCTATATTTGCAACGGTTATAGTTGGTCTATTATATGCTCCATCTGCTGTAATACTAAAACTTTCTGCTTCCATTGGAAGTGCTTCATATGTTTTTATAGCTCCCGCACTATCTCTAAATTTAATTTCGTGGGGAGAAGGAAGACTCTGATCTAGTCCACCTGGATAGAAATAAGCAAAGAGACCTGGGGCATATTCCAAATCGTATAACTCTATGAATTCAGAAGCTATTTCTTGAGATTGTACTGTTGCAATTATATCGCTCATGCTTCATAAACCCTTCTAAAAGTTGCACTGGCGGAGTAAAAATCTCCAGTATTATATGTTTGATTAACAGAATCACAAACTACTTTAATAACAGTCTCGTCGTTAGAAGCTGCATTACTATCTGGAATTGTAAAACTAAATTTACTTACTCCATTTAAACTATCTAAATATCCAGTAATATCATCAATTTCTTCTTTTGTTCTATTATTGAAAGAAACAGTATAAGATTGCTTTAAATTATTTATACCACTAGCTACTCTCTGCTCGTAACCATCTCCAAAAGATATTTTTCTTACGCTAGGAGTACTAGTTCTAGACATAGTTTTATCTGGCCTTATTGTCCTATTCCCGTATGTATTTGTTGTGACGAATCCTATAGCCATAGTTCTATCCTGTTGCTCCTAAAGGACTGAGTAAACCTCCAGGCCGTTTTTGTTTGTGTAACTCATCTTGTACTGCGGCTGCCAGTAGTTTGCCTAACTGACCTCCAGTATCTTTTCCTTTATCTCCAGAGGTTTGACTATTTCCTGAATTATCCATATTGACATTAATACTGATATTATTAGTTCCACTACCACTCATCTCCACGGGTATGGATTTACCGTTGGGCAAAGGTACTACGGCTTCTGTACCATGCATCATTACAGGATAACCTGATTGACTACCTCTAGCTATTCCACCTGTTGCATATCCTGGGGCTTTTCCTGCAGGAGTAACTATACCTCCATATCTAGTAGATGCAGCAGGTGCAGAAAGACCAAACACACCACCAAATAAAGACGAAGATAATAGTTTTGCAACCATCATTTCCGAAATAATTTTAGCTATTGCCTGTAATACTCCTTGGGCCATACTAGCAAAGGCTTGTTTCGCATTCATAGTACCTTGAATTAGTCCTTCAAAAGCACTACCCATTCCTTCTGCTAAACTTACTGCTATTCCGTCGGTTAATACTTTTACATCTGTGAGATCTTCTTTAGCTTCTGTTAATCTCTCTATATTATCAGCGATTTCTGTAGTTGCAGAAGCTGCTTGAGCATTTACTATCTCTATTGCAGCTCCGCTCGCCGTTGGCAAGTCAGGATCTACCACCCCTGCAACACGACCCATCATCTTATCTCTACGGAGTCCTAAGAGCGTAGCCATCCTGTTCATTTCAACACGCTGGGGTTCAGTATACTTCTTCTTATCTAGAGACTTGCTTGTTAATTCGTACTGTAAAGCGGCCAGCTTTGCGTCAAGGAGTTCATATTCCATTTCAATCAGCGCAACTTTCATTTTTCGTTCCGCTTCAATACCCTTGATTTTACCCTCTTCTTGATCTTTTGCTGCTTTTAAATCAGCCTTTGCATTAAATTTATCCTGAGTTAGAAAAGCAAAAGGAGAGGATCTTCCATATGATATTTTCGCTAAATTAAGAGTACGATTTTGTTCTTTTTCTAACAACTCCAACCTACCCTGGGCGATATCAAGCCTTTTTTGATCCAGATCCAACAGTGCTTCTTGAGCTGAACGAATCTGGCCGTCTACACCTAAATCAAATATCTTTTGTGCAACGTCTGACTGAGCCTGTTTTAAGTCTACAATATCTTGGGCATGTAATTTTTCTTGCTCTAAAATTCTAATATTGGCTTGTTGAACATCTATTTTTGTTTGGTCTTGTTCAATACCATAACCTTTTTCGATGTTTATCTTTTGCTCAGCTTTTACTATTTTATCCTGAATAACTTTAACTTTGTTTCTAGCTGTTGCTACATCTTTTTCTATAGGCCTCATATCTCTGGTTACTTTCAAAAACTTTTCTCTTGTATCTAAAGAGGCTATTTCTATATCGTACTCTGCTTTACGAGTAGCTTTAGTCTTTGTTGCAATCATTTCTATCACTTTAGACAGTCTTATACCCTTTACTGCCTCACCAAGATATGCTTTAAAAGCTGCTAATTGTGCCGGATCAAACAGGTCTCCCATCCTTGTCCCACCAGACTGTTCTTCCATCTGTTTCAACTGATCACTAAACTGATCCCCAAACTGAATAAGCGAACTATATTCAGATTTAGTATGTTTTAAACTATATACAAGTTTATCAAAACCTTTTGCAGTTTGTTGTATACCTAAAACTGCCATTTTGTTGGGAGTTAAAACAGTACTAAGCTCTCTGGCTCTCTTAGCTGCTGAGGGTATCAAAATTGACAATACATCTATAGCATGATTGTATTTTTCTACTCCAGATACTGCTTCGCCTGCCACCAGAACCGCTAAGTATTTCGTTATTTTAGCCTGATCGACCTGCTGTTTTGTAACCGCAGCAGTTTTAACTTCATACATATCAAGCATTTCTAGTTGCTGGTCCATAGCTACTTTAAATTCTTGCATCGCTGAAATACCCCTCTCATTTTGTCCAGCTACTGTATAAGTTGTCTTTGCCTCTTTTTCCCCAA